ATTTTTGCATTTTTTACACTAGTAGAACGGTATAAAAAGAAAGAATTTTATAAAAAGATTGATTCATCAAATGGAACTATGGATACAAAAGCACAAGAGGCAATTCAAGAGTTCAAGAGTATATGTATACCAAGTACACAGGATGTATTGGCAAACAACAGATTGATTGAATTAAATCAGTATGAAGGTAGAGTTACAAATGAACACGACTTTAATAATCTAGTTGAACAATACACGACTGTATTAAATGATGAGTTGGATTGGTTTGAGATTCACCAAATAGAAATGTTTGCAGAACGCCACGATGATTTACTTGAAGATGAGTTTTTAAATAATATTACTAATATTCCACATGTTAAAAAGTCGATACTTGACTTGAAGAAATATAATGAAACAAAGTCTAAAGCTGTAGAGGAATATGTAAATGAAAATAAAACTCACACTAGTGATAGTCAAAATGTACATGATTCTGGCGTAAATGTTCAATTACGAGATGGATACCAGATATTAAAGTCGTCTATAAACAAGAGTAGCGATAAACAAAACTTGCGAAATGAAATTACAGAATATATAGAGACGTTACCTGATGATAAAAAGACGGCAGCAAAGAATTCTTTAAAAGTAATACTAGCTGGAACCCAAAAAAATTCCACATTAGATGACCAGGAACAAGAATTGTTGTATCTAGTTTGGGAGAGAAGTAAAGTTGATGAAAATAAAGAGAGTTCCCATTTGATAAAAGATGCAATAATGGATTCACTTGTAGATATAACTAATGACAATGGTAATGTTGTGTGTTCAAGTGGAAGGTGTACTAGAATATTTAATAGTCTAGTATTGTTGGATTCAAATGAACAACTAGCAAAAGGTTTAGCAACTACGGAACAAGTACGTAACGATGCTTTAGAAACTAGTAACAATATTTTAAAAGCCAAAATTCAAGAGTATAGAGACAGTGGAGATGAGAATTTAGAAAGGGTAGCAAAAGTATACGAGACTGGTAAAGGTGAATTAGATGTCAATGAAGAAGAGGAATTAAAGAGACAAGTAATAAAAGAAATTAGTGATAGATTTGAACAGGATTTCTCAAACAAGTTGTCTACCAAGGATTTTGAAAATATAAAAAAAGAATGTACAACTGCTATCGAGTACATTTAATTGTAAAGTTATATTCTTGCAGTTTCTGTGGAGGTATCAGATGAGGTGGCTTTGGGGTAGTGATTAATAAACCATTTTATGGTAAATTTCAGTCCTTGTTTGAATTTGGTAAATTCGAAATCACCAAACCATTTAACCATCTTGTCATTACAAGCAGTCTTTTTAAATTGACCATCTGCCTTTGTTTTGTCCCATTCAACAATCCCTTTAAATTCCATAGCATCAACTATACATTCAACTACATATTTTATATCAACTTCTTGAGATTCTGGTACAGATAGAATAATTGGAGATATTTCAGTGTATTCATGTAGTACTCGAATAATCAGTTTAGCCAAATCGTTCGAGTAAATAAATTGTCTAACTGGGTTACCTGATCCAGATATAACAAAGTTTGTATTATTTTTCTTTGCCAAGTAGCATTTATGAATCAATCCAGGGATGACGTGGCTACTTTCAAGGTTAAAATTATCAAACGGTCCATAAATATTAGTAGGAATAACTGAAGTATACTGACTACCGTATTGTTCATTCATTGTCTTGTTGGCAATATCAATCATTCTTTTAGCATAAGCATATCCATAATTAGATTCGTGAGGGGGACCGTTATGAATCATAGTTTCATCAATAGGGTAACTTGTATTATTAGGGAATATACAAGTAGAAAGACAAGAAACAACTTTTTCAACACCACTCAATCTTGAAAGGTTCAAAACATTATCATTAATAAGAATGTTGTCTCTGAAAAAGTCTGCTTGGAACTTTATGTTTTGGAATAAACCTCCAACTAATGCTGCCAAATGAATAACATAGTTTGGTTTATACTTTTCAAAAATTAATTTGGCTTCGTTGTAATTTCGCAAGTCTCCATCTTTTGAACTCGAAAACACCCAATGCTCTTTTTCGTTACCACAAACAGCTTGTAGAGCTCTTCCAACGAGTCCAGTACCTCCAGTAACAAGTATAGTTTTACGCTCAATGTTGTTTGTATTGATAAACATTTTGTATTGATTTTTTTATACTTGATTCTTGTATATAGTATATTTAATTACAAGTTTGACATAAATTACATTCTTACTACATCTACATCTACATCTACATCTACATCTACATTTACATTTACATTTACATTTATAAATTGTGAATTGTGAATGGGGGTGTCCTGACCAAATATTGGTCCTATCGAATTAAACAAGTGACAACAATATAGAATTATTTTTACTTTACAATTTATAATATGGTTTGTTATCAATTACTAAGTATCAAAAAGTCCACTCGTAAAGATAAGAAATATATGGCAACTTTTAGTAATTGCGAATCATCTAGAGAAAAAACTGTTCATTTTGGAGCAAATGGTATGAGTGATTATACTATTCATAAAGATGCTGAAAGAAAAAAAAGATATATTGCAAGACATGCCAAAAATGAAAATTTTAATAATCCAATTACTGCTGGAGCATTATCAAGATGGATACTCTGGAATAAACCATCATTCAGGGAATCAGTTGCTGATTACAAACGAAAATTTAATTTTTAAGTAATCACTACTTTTTTTTGAACATCGAATTGGTATTCCTAGGAAATTACAGCTTAAATAGACTTTCTACTATAGTATTAGATGTCTGTGTTAACAATTGATGTAGGACTAATAAATTTAGCAATATGTTGCGTATCAAAAAGTAACAAGTACAATATACATTTTTGGGAGTTACTAAATATCTTGGGTACAGTTCATTCCAAATGTTGTGGGATAAAAAAAAATGGTCAAGAGTGTACTAGTAATGCTTCTTTAAAGGATAGTAGTGGTAAACTATCTTGTAAAGTTCATTACAAGGGTACAGTTCCAATTACAAGAAAGAATCAAATAACACGAAAAAAGGTTGCCAATTTTTCTCTTCAAGATATAGCTGCTAAACTAATCGAATGTATTCAAGATATTTTTGATAGACACAATTCTATTTTTTTAGGAATAACAAATGTATTGATTGAACTACAGCCTAGAGTAAACAACAAAATGAAATTTTCTTCTCACATTATATATGGTAAGTTGCTTGATTTATTCAAAAAACACAATCTAAATATATCCATACGATTTGTATCTGCTAAAAGTAAATTAAAAAACTATCAAGGACCTTGTTTAACAATTAAGAAGAATACATACAAGAATAGAAAAGACTCTAGTATAGAAATGGTTGAATGGTACTTGAATCAGAAAATTAATGAATATATAAAATGGAATGATATATTCAATAAATTTACAAAAAAAGATGATGTGTCTGATGCATTATTATATGCTATAAATTTTTTGAAATAAGTTAATGTCTAGATTTCTTGATAACTTTCTTGGCAACTTTTTTGCTACTACGTCTCTTGCTAACTTTCTTGGCAACTTTTTTGCTACTACGTCTCTTGCTAACTTTCTTGGCAACTTTTTTGCTACTATGTCTCTTGCTAACTTTTTTGGTATGTTTCTCTCCACCAGCTTGAGATCCGGAAGGAGAATATTTTCCACTTTTGATATCACTTAATCTTTGATCAAATTCTGAAGCTTTTTGAGCTTTAAATGAAGCTTCAACAGCTTGTTTATAAATACGTTCTTTTTTCCAATCAGAGAATTTTCTTTTGGAATTTGCAAGTTTATCAGAGACGCTTTGTTTAAAATTAGAAAGCCCTTGAGAAACTTTTTGTTTTGTGGCAGCTAATTTAGCCTTTTCTTGATCACTTAATTTAAAAAAAGTGAATCCTCCGTGTTGATATTTAGAGCATTTCTTGGAATGTTTTTTACTTGAATGTCTTGGCATTTGTTGTTGTTTTAATATAAGTCTAGAAAAAAAAATAATGCCAAGAAAGTCTTCAACTCTCTTTTTTTCTGGTAAATGCTTTTTTTGTTCTAATATCTTGTCTTCTATCAACTATGTTTTGGATTAAACTGTAAAGTTACTAAATTATCGCAACTTGTACAAAAAAAAATTCACAGTGGAATCAATACCAATACAAAGGATTTGGACAAAATCGCCAAAGATTCCCTACTTCGTGTACTTCTTCTTCTTCTTTCCTAATCCCTCTAGCGCCTCACCTCATTTTTAAAAAGTGAATCCTCCCTCCGTGTTGATATTTAGAGCATTTCTTGGAATGTTTTTTACTAGAAAAAAAAATGTTGGTAATATATAAAAAAGAATAATGCCAAGAAAGTCTTCAAAATCTATCTCTAGAAAAAAGTCACACAAACTCAAGATTGGGTCTGTTGTTAGTTTTTATAATTTAAAGGACAAATGTAAAGTTAATAAATCAATCAAGGGATTCATTAAACGGTCAAACAAAAAAGGTAGAGATATTAAAATAGCATATGCTACTGATAATGGTACTAAAGTTTATAGAATTGTAGAAAATAAAAAAAGATCTACTAGACACTAATTACCCATTTCTAACCTAGTTAAAACTACTTGTTCGTCATCGTCACCGTCATCACTTTCTACACCTTTGAATTTTAAAGGTAACTCGAATTTTCTTTTCATGTAAAAATTATCATCTTTTACATGAGTAATGTAACTGTCGTTGTCACTGTCGCGCTGGTTTTGGTAGTATTCAAACACATCTAATGAGTATTGTGAATTACATTTATTAGATTGGTTTTCGACTTCAACATCATGATTTACTTTTTCTTGTTCAGTGTTACTTCCACTACCACTACCATTGACATTGACATTGCCAACAACAGTCGATTTACCAACAAGTATAACCAAGTATATAATAGGTTCCAGTATATATCTACAAATGGAGTAAATGTAGAATAATATCAAATTTACATTTCTACTAGAACAAAAGTATACAAGTGATACAAACAAGATTATAATGCCAGTCCATACAAGTGTGTAAATGTAGTTGTAATTTGATATAGTCAAGCAAGTATACAATAGACTACTTGATATTGTCAACATTTTTGTAGGGTAATCAAATGACCACATATTAGATAAATTCTTCTTGTACGATGTACCTATATGTTTATGCAACTGTACATGGTTCTTTTCATTTTTTTGGGTGTGTAAATCTTGTGCATAAATACTATTGTTATTGTGACTGTAATCTTTACTTTTTCTAAAGTGGTCCAGTACATTGTGATATACTTTTTCATAGCGAGACAATACATTTTGATATATATAATCAACACCACCTTCACATGAAACTACTTGGACATTATCATTATTTAAAGTATCCAATAGTAATTTTATACATTTTGGGTCTACTATATTCAAGTATGGGTCAATGTATACATAATTGTTTGGAATATACTTGTACAACTTTTTAAATTGATATCCAGTAAAAGAAAATGTAGGCGATTGCAACTGTAATTGAAGTGGTGGCGATTGCAACTGTAATTGAGGTGGTGGTGGTGGTGACTGAGATATATATTCCATTATATTATCCTTCCAATTGGGATAATTTGATGTATAATTAACGATAATAATACATTGCATTGAATCTAAATAACATTGGTAGATTTTAAACTTTTCATCATTATATTCTACTAAATCTTTATTGTAATTTTCCAATTCGAATTGTTTCAATATAACATCAGTATATCCATTGTCGTCATCTATAGTAACTACTATACTTTTCACATACAAATCGCATATACAAGACTTGTATATACCTAGTATACTATCATGTATAATTTTATGTGCATCTTTTTCCAGCTTGAAATTAAATGGATAATTTAAATGAACCAATACATTTCTTCCAAATTTAACTGGTGGTGTACCAGGTGGTGTAACCTGTAACATGTAAACGTATACACAAGAATATATGATAATACAACAACTAAAGATAATTGTATATACATTAAACAATGTTTCTTGATATGTACACTTGTCTCGAGTCATTCCAATTAAAAACAAGTTATCCATGCACTTTAATACATTCGAGTAATACAATTCATCTTGTGACACTAGATGATTCATTATTTCTGTATTGTTTTCATATTCTTTTCTAAAAATAATGTCCATATTCGAGTCAAATATACGTACATTATTGTAAAAGTATGATGATATATTGTATACTTTATTGTTCAATACAATTAGATCATCTTCATCGTGTTTAGTTTCTTGAATGTAATGCAACTGTCGTGGTAAATCTACAAGTGATAAAACAGTTGTATTCTTGTGTAACCTTAAAGTTGTAGTAGTTGTATTCCAATATGGTAGAGGATTTCGTATACCTGGGCACATTTGGTTCCAATTTTGTGTACTGAATGTTTTAAACATATCCGACATGTCTTGTTTATAGTATGGTTTCAACAAGTGTGCAGGGTGAATGCTGGAGAAGTCATACATGTAGCCTTTTACTAGTATCATAGAGTTATAAGATGGTGTACTTGGACATATTTTACTTGGTAAGAAATAAACTATTCCTATTGAAATTACAACAGTAATAATGTAAAATACCGTGTATGTAATAAATTGCATCATTGTTAGAGTGTCTTGTGTAGGACGTCTTGTATTTATTTCATTGTGTATTTCCATTTTTCAATTCCAATTCCACACGAAAATTGTTGTTATTTCTCTTTTCTTTATTTCTTCTAGCTTGAAACCACTTGTTTAGTATTACGGGGTCAATCTTCAAGTCGTTTGCCAATTTGATTTTTTCTTTACGTATAGGTAACTTTGATATTCTAGAAAAGTAATCTTCTAAAATGCACAATTGATTATCGTTTAGTATATTTTTAAAAGATAATCGGTAATACATGTAGTCGTTTGTTTTAGAGTTGTACTTGTATTTATACAGGTTTTCCCAAGAAATACTTATGCAGGTTGTATTGGAATCCATTCTGTATTTACAAATGTGTACAAGGTTGAGTTTACAACATAAAATACTATATCCCCTTCATCGGCTGTTGCAGGTAATGCTGATACTTTTGGAATATTTATATTTGCATATTGGACCGGAGGTGGCGCAGCAAATGTTTCATACAAGGCACCTTTTACAAATATTACACAGTTGTATGGAACTGATGACAAATTTAAAGTTAAAATACCAGTGTCTATTGATTGAATACATTGTATACTTGATGTATCTACGTAACTTGGAAATGATGTAAAACTTGTAGTTATATTATACATACTTGCATTCCATAATGGATTCTGTATATTTATAGATACTTGACCAGTATATGCATCAGTTAAAGTGGCTCTTGATAAAATTAGAGTGAATGCATTACCATCAACGAGTAAACCTTTCATTGTTTCATCGCCTGTAGGAAAGGTATCTGAAATATGTGTAAAAGTTTGCCCCCGTAATGATATATTTTTTGTTACTATTTCTAGAAAATCACGTTGTGGACGTTTACTACCGTTATTTCTATGTAGTGAGAAATGATCAAATTTTTTTATTATATACCAGAATATCACATTAGAAACCCCAGCTGATAATAAACCACATAAATTATCTGCTAATCTAATAGCAAATTCTGTCATTTCGCTAGCTACCGGACCATAGTCTACACCCAAGGAATATCTTGTGGAATATGTTGTAAATTTTGTGATGTATATAGGGATACCTGGTATAGTTATTGACATCATCTGTGTTACTTTGCGAGCTTGGTCATATACATATTTTCTAGAGTGGAATGTGCCTGTATTATATTCCTGTAAATCAACTTTTTTTTCTAAACAATGTATACTCCATGCGTCTATACTGGTACTGCCAGTAAAAGCTGTTATATATGCACTATTATACTCTGATCTAGAAAACAATTCTATATTTGGACTTATTACCTTTACATTTGTTATTCCTCTATTTGCAAGTATTTGTTTAAAAGTATCGCAAAGTATAACATAATTTGAAGGCGATATGTATGAAGAACTTCCATTGCATACTTGAATATTTTCACATAAATCTACCCATTCTACTACCATTCCTAAATCTGCATGTATCTTTACTGCTGAAGCCCAATACCTAGCATACGCAGTTAGTGTATCTCCAGTCAATTCGTTTCGACCATTATTTGATAAAAAGGAAGTTGGGTCATTGCCCATAGTGAATATAACATTTGCATGTACCAATTGCAGAGAAGAAAAGGCAAAACGTGATTTACCAGATACTAAATCTTCAGAAGTCAACCATAAATTATCAAAACCTTCATCTGTGTAATATATACCATCGACACCAGGATCTGATGATTTTAAATGTAATCTTGCCCAATTAAGAGTCAAACAGTTGACGTAATTTGATAATGTTACACCCTTGTCTGTTAACGTATTTATTCCAAACCCCTCGAATGATTCACTGGATGTGGAGGCAAATATTGTTGGAATTATAGACATTATTTCTACTACTTACTACTATGACTACTTTAAAAATTACTTTGGAACAAATTTCATCTTGTATTCAAATTGAAATCCTTGAAAAAAAGTAATAGTAATAGTAAAAGCAAATGTTGAAAAAATATCTAGAAAGACCTTCTCCACCATTACCAGCTAACGAGTACATGTAAAAAAAAGTAACGATGGAAGAATGTACAAGTCAATACCTAATAAAAATGGTATTTGTAGATGGGTAGCAAAAGTGGCTAAACGAGTATCTAGAAAATCGTCTAAAAGAGTGGCTAAAAGGGTGTCTAAACGAGTGGCTAAAAAAGTGTCCAACAGTAGTCCAATGTGTTATTTTATTCTACAAGTGTAAAGAAAAAGTTATACTAAATATTTTATTTGGGTACATGTTCTGTAATCAAGTAAAATACTTGTTCTATCTTGCTGCATATTGTCCAACTGACAATCTCTTGTACTAAACCTGTTGTACTTGATAGTGAATTGTTACACTTTAGTCAACATCTAAATCTAAATCTATACTGCTTGTCTACTTACTACTGACGTTACTACTATTTACACTGCTTGTCTACTATTTACACTGCTTTACTGACGTTACTACTATTTACACTGCTTGTCTACTATTTACACTGCTTTACTGACGTTACTATTATTTACACTACTTGTCTACTATTTACACTGCTTTACTGACGTTACTATTATTTACACTGCTTGTCTATTTACAATAATCTATACTGCTTTACTGAGGTTACTACTATTTTACAAATAATTTACTATTAATTTAACTGAATCTTGCTGTATATTGTCTTTTTCAGATAATATATTTAATTTTTATGAAATATTGTTGTACTATTCGACCAACTATTTATATGTTTTCAAACAAGGAAATGGGAATCGTTTCCTATAATAAACATTTTATAAGAAAAAAAGTGTAAACGCAATATAAAACATTGCTGTTAAATATTTAGTCAACTTGACAAAAAAAAATGACTGATAAAGTTTTTAAAAAAGTAATGCCAGACGAATACATGTGCAAGACTAGTGCAAGAGTTGATTTATTTTACAAGGCAAGTCGTGGAATTGATCAAGATAGTATTAAAGACTTGCTTTTCGAATCATGGATTGAAAACAAGTTGGATACTTTGAAAATTATTGCATATACTAGGGATATTCGAGGTGGTAAAGGTGAACGATGTATCAGTCGTTGTATGTTGAATTGGTTAGCAACGTTATATCCAGATTATTTGAAAGCTAATTTGTATAATTATGTGTGTACATATGGAAGATTTGATGATGTAATTGCAGTATTTGGTACATGTTTAGAGGAGTATGGTATTGAATTATGGGCAAATAAATTAAAGGAGGATATGAAAAAGACAATTAATGAACCTGTATCATTGGTGGCAAAATGGATACCTTCTGAGAATAAGGCATTGGATAAAAAGTATAACGTAGTATCAAAATTATGCAAGGTTTTAAAAATAAGTAAAAAAGAGTTGCGTGTCAATTACTTGACTCCTTTACGTAAAAGAATTGATTTATTGGAATCAAAAATGTGTTTGAAAAAATGGGAGGACATTGATTTTGAAACAGTGTCAAGTGTAGCAATGAAGATTCATGGTAGACCTGAAATGGCTTTTGAGCGTAACCAACGTGAACGATTTGAGAAATATAAACAGGATTTAAAATCTGGAAGAGCAAAAGTAAATGGCAAAATATTATTCCCAAATGATGTAGTTGGAGAGTACCTTGAAGCTTCACATAAAGATGAATTATTAGAAGCTCAATGGAGAGCTCTTTTTGAAAAGAGTAGAGAATTTGGTAATTTATCAAATTGCCTAGTTGTTTTGCCTAGTCCAAATACTGCATTGGGTATATTAATTTCAAGTGCAACTACGAACGAATGGAGAGATTTAGTATTAACAATTGGATCTAAACCTCAATTTTGTACTTTGCAAAAAGAATCATTGTATTCAAAGATTCAAAATTTATCAATTTTTCCAAAAAACAAAGACATTGACTTTGACCTTGTAAAGACTCTAGATTTGATACTTGATATAGCTATAAAAAACAAGTTTTCTATTGAAAAGATGCCCAAGAAATTAATTGTAGCATCAGATACGCAAGTTGAAATTAATAGAAAGGAATATCAATCTCTTGTTGATAGGTACAATAAAAACGGCTACTCTGTACCTTTTATTGTTTTTTGGAATGTTAATGGGAACGGGAATATTGTGAAAAACTCTGAAATAAACTTGTCATTTGTTTCTGGGTATTCTGCTAATGTATTAAAAAGTATAATTCATTGTCAAGAATTACCTGAACAAACATCCTATACTATAATGAGATCAGCAATAGATGATACACGATATGATAAAATTGTTTTACCTTTTACTGTTTAGTAGTCCCCTAAGCAAGGATAATTTTGTGTGTTCTTAGAGCTGCTAAAACAAGGTTCATTATGACTTGTAATGCTAATATGTCCTCTTGTAATGCAACAAAATTATTCATCAATGTGGCTGCTTGATTAACACTGGTAGTATCTCCAATTAGAGATAGTCCAACACCAGCTGTACCTGTATTTGTACCAACTGTGGTAACAGCAGTCGCATTTGCGATAGATGAAGATGCAGCAATAGGTGCAGGAATTACAGCTCCATTAATTACTAGTGATCCGAATTCTTTTATAACTTTGGAAGATTGACTCATTTGTTTGTTTCTAATATAAGACTAGAAAAAAAAAATTTATTTGCACCTACATAACTGATGTACAGTATCAATAAGTGTATTTATTACGATATTGAGAAGTAAAAAGAAAAATTATAGATTTTTTCGTGTATGGAGATGTAGATTAATAGTACTTTTGTTGTAAAGTTTATTGAATAAAGATGCACAATAAGCGTAATCTGGAATATCGTAAAAAGAAAGAGACGATACATACAACATGTACGTTAATACAGATTCTTTAATATCGTTGTGAACATTTTCAACAAGTTTTTCAACTTGCGTAGACATTTTTTCAAGCATGACTTTATTATAACATTCCTTTTTATCTTTAATATTGTCAGCATTAATAATGTTTTGCCAAGGTAAACGTCTTGTACAAAAATATACAAGTATGTATCCTATAGAACACAAGTCGTCTCTATAAGATTGATCTATACCTAAATGTGTGTTAATACTAGCATATCTAACAGTTCCCTTGAGTGATTTATTAAAGGATATAGTCTTGTCTACTTTTTTTGCTAATCCGTAGTCAATAATAAAAATTTCGTTCGAGTTTAAATCAACAACAAAATTTTGTGGTTTTAAATCTCTATGTACATAACCTTTACTATGGAATACTTTAATCAAATTGATCATTTTGTCTGCAATGTATGCAACAGTTGGAATAGAAAAGGAAGATTGGTTATTTCTAAAAATATATTCCAAATTTTTACCAAATAGGTCCATAACTAGTACAGGTAATCCTTGTGAATTGTATCCAAACTCGTATACTTGTGGCCACTTTATTCCAGGTGAAACATGTAATTTTCTATATTCTCTGTAAATGTTGTACTCTTGTTGTAGTTGTCCTGCGACATTCTTCGAGTCACTAATTTCTACTTTTATTGCAAAATATTTACCAGATGATTTATTTATACACTTGTATATGTTACCAAATGATCCGTGACCTATTTCTGATTCTATACAATAATCAGATTTTTTCATTACTTGTTAAAACTCTTTTTTTTTTTAAAATGAATCAAACGAATATAGACAAGAAAAAATCTGCAAACATGGGAGCTTTATTTTTATTAGATTTTATTAGACTATCTATTACATCCATGTTGGTGACTCCTTTTTTACCATCAATTAGTGTAGTATGTATTCCAAAGTAAGATTTTATAAAATCCGTATTAGCTTTAGAGTCGTCAAAGAAATGTATGTTTTTTTTTGGTATACCATTGAATTTTCGTAATATATTTGCAATGTGTTTCTTTTTGTTTCTATCTCTAAAAAATTCCAAATGAGAGAAATAATGTGTTATATTGTTTAAATTTAAAAAGTAGTCTGCATTGTCGTTATAACTCGCCAATGTGATTACAACATTGTGTTTTGAAAGTGTGTCCAGTATACTTTTTATTTGGGGGTATACTTTATTTGAAATCTCTGGTACTAATGTATCATCCAAATCAAATATAAATAAATGTTGTTTCGTACTCATTCTTATTGTTACTACTTGGTACTTTTTTTTCTATACGACAGGACAGTGATAGTTTTGTGTATTGTCGAATAAAAAACAAGAGTAACGTGAAAAAGTAAACATTTAGAACAACTTGTCATCATTACTATTTAAGGTATACGTCTTTTTCTTGTACTTTTTTTTACCTGGTATTTCTATTTTTAAAGTGCCGTCTGGAGTTTGGGGTGTTTCTTCAAGGGACGGAGTTGGAGTTTGGGGTGTTTCTTCAAGGGACGGAGTTGGAGTTTGGGGTGTTTCTTCAAGGGACGGAGTTGGAGTTTGGGGTGTTTCTTCAAGGGACGGAGTTGGAGTTGGTTGTGTATAATCTACTTCTTGTGGTGTACTTTTTGTTTGTGGAATAATTTCTTTTACTTGTGTAGTGGGCTCTTGAACAATTTCTTGTGGACTACATTCTTCTTGTGTCTGTTGAATAAATTCTTGTGTCTGTTGAATAAATTCTTGTGTCTGTTGAATAATATCTTCTACTTTTTGTGGAATATCTTGTGGAATACCTTTAATATTTTCTTCTTGTGGTTGTCCTTCTTGAACATTTTCTTGTTGTGTTTGTGGGATACATTCTTCTTGAACATTTTCTTGTTGCGTTTGTGGGATACATTCTTCTTGAACATTTTCTTGTTGTGTTTGTCCTTTTTCTTGAACATTTTCTTGTTGTGTTTGTTGAATACCTCCTTCTTCTTTTTCTTCTTGAACATTTTCTTGTTGTTTACCGCTGTTAGTATCGACTACATCAGTATCAGTAATTGATGAACAAGTGGATTCAGATTCAGATTCAGATTCTTTAATTGATTGTTTATTGTGGTAATCATTAAAATCTTCATATACTGTTTCTATACACCATTTGTCTAATCTTTCGTCAATATAAACTTTAATTTGTTCAATACATACAAGTAATTGTATTGATGATTTCTTGTATACAATACCTTTTACATGTAAAATAGCAACTATATTTTGTGCAGAATGTAGACAAGTTACATCTTTACTGTTATTGTACTGATCCTTGATTTGTACATTGTCTGATACAATAGTATACATTATGTTTTTCTTGTCAAAAGTTGGAATAAATGAGGATTCTATTCTTTGTCTAGAGAAATTCTTGCCTTTAAAGAATTCAGCTGCATTCAAGCTAATATGATTGATACAGTGTGAATCAATTTTTTGCAAAATGCTTTCAAGTATATTATTAATCTTTAATGAACATGTTTTGTTTTCGTGTATTTCAGAAATCTCCATAATAGGGGTTTGAAAATAAAATGGAGTGAATTTTTTGGAATATGAGAAATAGGAGATGTATTTACCCTTTACTTTTTCTAGTGGGGCGCTAATTTTCAACAATGAAACATCAAAATTTGTGCTGTTGGCAATTACTGTCATTTTATAATTGTACTACTTTTTTAAAATAATAAAACGCATGAAATGGTTCGCGTGGGCGACAACAGTAAACGATCATTTTTTAGATCTTTTCTTTTTTAGAGGTGTTCTACAATGTTTTTCAATTGATGAACAATCTGCTCTTTGATTTTTTAATTTTTGTAAAACTGATTCAAAAGATGGTGGCGGTTTGGTAAAACATATCTCATGTGCTTCTTTTCTGAATTTCTTCCAAAAATTTGGATTATTAGTAGACATGTTGGAATTTAATTTACTGAATGCTTTCTCTAACTTTTCTTCTTCTTGTGACTGTAATTTATCATTTACTAGATTTTTTAAATCATACACGTACCTTACCAATCCGTACTCGTACTTTAAATATTCCTTGATTGGTAACATTTTGAAAAATTTGGAATAACTGTCTCTACAATATTTACATGGTAAAACATTACCAAAAGATTTAAAAAATTGTATATAGTGGGGATCTTTTTTAGAACATTCTAATGGATTAAGGTAATAACCCATCGCAAATGTAAACATTGTATCCCATGCAGGTGGACCAAATTTAGATGATTGCATCTACTTTACTTCTTATTATGATATACTTAAAAAAAAAATTTGCATTTCATTCATCTAATTAATGTATAGTAGAACGCATCTTGAAAAAAATTAATAGTCCAAAAGTAAATAATGAAACGAAAATACAGTGACAACGGCAACAACGACAACAACGGCAACGACAACAACGACAACAACGACAACAACAATGGTGACGTAAAGAGGTCTAGGATTGAACTTGTCGACGACGACACATTTAAAGAGTTACTCGATAAAGTGACAAATGAATCATTTTTCACAAAAGTATATGATTTTATTACGATAAAAATTTTCAATTTATGTATAGTTAGTGGATGAATATCAAGTAGAAAAGAATTATTTTTTTATTTACACATAGTAGAAACAAAAAATGAGTTCAAATTTAGGTACAATCATATATGGTGATATGCTAGTACTTCCAGGGTATGATACATCATCATCAGGTTTCGGTAATGTAACAATTTCGGGTACAACTTTATTATCAGGTAGTTCAGCTACAGTATCTGGTATATTAAATGTAACAGGTGCAGCAACTTTAAGTTCTAGTTTAGCTGTAACAGGTGCTACAACTTTTAATTCTACAGTACAATTTAATAATGCTTCCACATTTACAAATAATTTAATAGTCTCAACTACAACAGATTCAACATCTATTAACGATGGTTCTCTTCAAGTAAAGGGTGGTATGTCAGTTGTTAAATCAGCTTATCTCGGTAGCATTTTAAATGTAGCTGGAGGCGTAACTTTTCAATCTACATTAACACAAGCAGGTGTATTGACAATAACAAATACAACTACTTCAACCACTTCTTCCAATGGTTCTCTTGTAGTAGCAGGTGGTGTTGGTATCTCAGAAAATTTAAATGTAGGTGGTAATTTAACTATTTCAGGTAGTTTAAATACAGCTTCTATAAGTTTCACAAGTACCGCTCAATCTACTTCGACTAGTACTGGTGCTCTAATATTAGTAGGTGGTCTAGGTATTGCTAAAAATACATTTATCGGAGGTTTATTGGATGTTGCTTCCGTTGCTGCAAGAGAATCTTTTATAGGTTCTGTTTCTATCCAAACTAGTGAATCAGGTGCGAATTGGATTAGATCTGGAGATGTGAGTAGAACTGCATCATCATGGACATCTCTTAAATTTGCTCCAGTTGGTTCAACTACTTCAATTATGAGTGTCAACTCTGCCGATTTAACTGTAAATGCAACTACAGTCTCTATATCATCTACTTCCGGTGCTTTAATTGTATCAGGAGGTGCTGGTTTTGCCAAAGATGTATTTATGGGTAGAAATTTAACAATACTAGGAACAACAGAAAGTACTTCAACTTCAACAGGTGCATTGACCATTGCTGGAGGTGTTGGTATAATCAAGGATGTCTTCATCGGGGGGTTACTTGATGTAGCTGGAACTGTTGCTTTAAACAATACTACTGTTTCAAGTTCATCAACCACAGGAGCATTAAAAGTTGCTGGAGGTGTTGGTATTACAGGTGACATGTACATTGCAGGACAACAAGTTGTATTAAACACTGCAGTCTCAACTTCAGCTACCACAGGTGCATTGACAATTGCTGGTGGTGTCGGTATTGGAGGTGCTTTAAATACAGCAGGAGTAGTAAAATTCTCTAATACTACCGTCTCAACCTCAGCTACCACAGGA